ATTGAGGAGAAAGATTATCCTTATGAGTTTGTACAACTAGAGCGTAAAGTTGATGGCAAAATAGAACCTAAGACCACAAACAAATTACCAATACTAGAATTTCCAATTACCAAAAACACAGAGGATAAAACCGGTACTATTGTTGTTTGGGAAAGACCTAGTCCCAAAGCAGAGTGGGGAACTTATTATGCTTCTATTGACCCTGTGTCTGAAGGTAAAACTACTACATCAGAATCCTTGTGTTCTATTTATGTTTATAAGAATCCAGTAGAAGTAACAAAGGTTGACACAGATCAAACACAAACAAATGTTGACAGAGATGGTATTGTAGCAGCATGGTGTGGACGTTTTGATGACATCACTAAAACCCATGAAAGATTAGAGATGATCATTGAGTGGTATAATGCGTGGACAGTTGTGGAGAACAACGTTTCTCTCTTCATCCAATACATGATCAGTAAAAGAAAACAGCGTTACTTGGTACCTAAAGATCAAATGCTTTTCTTAAAAGACTTAGGCTCTAACAAGAATGTATTCCAAGAATACGGCTGGAAGAATACAGGAACTCTCTTCAAAGCCAACATGCTAAGTTACTTGATTGAATTCCTCAAAGAAGAGATTGATGTAGAGACCAAAGAAGATGGAACCATTGTAAGAACCACATATGGCATAGAACGCATACCTGATATAATGGCTCTAAAAGAGATGGAAGCTTACACAGATGACCTCAACGTGGATAGATTAGTATCACTTGCAGCACTCATTGCTTTTGCAAAAGTTCAACAAGCTAACAGAGGTATACGCAAAAGAGTTGAAATTTTAGACAAGAAACATTTGCAAAAGTCAGAAAATTTGTATAAATTAAATAATAGCCCATTCAAACATATAGGAATGGGCAAAGGAACTTTGGGTGGAAAGCCATCCAGAAACCCTTTTAAAAATATAAGATAAAACCATGAAAGTACTAAACGCAATGCAATTAAAGGCTGGAGCCAAATCCGAATACAACCGGATGGGGAGTATAACACAGCCTATTCAGTTTATTCCAAGAAAAGAGAAGGATGATGAGTGGACAGCATGGAACTTGGATTGGCTTGAGTGGAACGGATTAAAACAAATCCGTAGAAATGCCCGTAGGCTTATGAAGAATTACAAACTTGCAAAAGGTGTAATTGACAAATCAGACTACATTGTTGAACCAGATAATGAAATGAGAGATCTTGTAGAGACTCTTATTCAAGAAGATGCAACAGCTTTAGAATTAAAGTTTTATCCTATTATCCCTAATGTTATAAACGTTCTCACCTCAGAGTTTGCTAAGCGTAATACAAAAGCTACATTTAGAGGAGTTGATGAATTTTCATACAATGAACAACTAGAAGCAAAAAGGCAAGCTGTAGAAAATGTTTTATACCAACAAGCAGAACAAAAACTTCTTACGCAAATGCTAGAACAAGGTATGGATCCTAATGATCCTGAGGTTCAACAGCAAATGCAACAACAAATGTCTCCAGAGAATCTTAAAACTCTTCCTGAAATACAAAGCTTTTTTGATAAAGATTATAGAAGCATGTGTGAACAATGGGCTGCTCATCAAATGAAAGTTGATGAAGACCGTTTTCACATGGATGAGTTAGAGGAAAGAGCTTTCAGAGATATGCTTATTACTGACCGTGAGTTCTGGCATTTTAAAATGGGTGAGGATGACTATGAAGTAGAATTATGGAATCCTGTTCTTAGCTTTTACCACAAGTCACCAGATGCCCGTTACATTTCTCAAGGTAACTGGGTTGGCCGTATAGACATGATGACTATCGCTGACGTTGTTGACAAGTATGGTTACATGATGACTCAAGAACAAATGGAGTCTATTGAAGCTATCTACCCGGTAAGATCTGCAGGTTATCCTTTACAAGGTTACCAAAATGACGGTTCTTATTATGATGCTACTAAGTCTCATGATTGGAACACTAACATGCCAGGTCTTGCTTACCGTCAATACACTTCAATGTGGGACAACTCAATTGCTCCTGGTGGAGATATCATAAACTGGATCATGGCTGAGAGTGAAGATTACGCTCCTATGGGTGCAGCTTTCTTACTCCGTGTAACTACAGCTTATTGGAAGTCTCAAAGAAAAGTAGGACACTTAACAAAAATCTCTGAGTCAGGTGAAACTATCACAGACATAGTTGATGAGAGTTATGAGATTACAGATAAACCTGTTTATAACAACAGATTGATTAAAAACAAAACCAAAGAAACATTAGTATTTGGTGAGCACATAGATTGGATATACATCAATGAGGTTTGGGGTGGTGTAAAAATTGGACCAAATCATCCTTCCTTCTGGGGTATGAATAACCCTGGAGGTATAAACCCAATGTACTTAGGTGTAGACAAAAACAAAATAGGACCTTTAAAATTCCAGTTCAAGGGTGATAATAGTCTTTATGGATGCAAGCTTCCTGTAGAAGGAGCTGTATTCTCAGACCGTAATACCCGTTCAACTGCAATGGTTGACTTAATGAAACCATTCCAGATTGGCTACAATATTGTCAACAATCAGATTGCTGACATACTAGTGGATGAGCTGGGAACCGTAATTCTGTTGGATCAGAACGCGTTACCCCGCCATTCATTAGGTGAAGATTGGGGAAAGAACAACTTAGCTAAAGCTTATGTTGCAATGAAGAACTTCCAGATGTTACCATTAGACACGTCTATAACAAACACTGAAAATCCTCTTAACTTCCAACACTTCCAAACTTTGAACCTTGAGCAGACACAACGTATGATGTCAAGGATTCAAATGGCTAATTACTTTAAGCAACAGTGCTTTGAAGTTATTGGTATAACTCCTCAACGTCTTGGTCAACAGATAGGTCAAACAGATACTGCAAAAGGTATTGAGCAGGCTGTAACCGGATCTTATGCTCAGACTGAAACTTACTTTATTCAGCATTGTGATTATCTAATGCCACGCGTACATCAGATGCGTACAGATCTTGCACAACATTATCATTCAACTAAACCTTCTTTACGTTTACAGTATGTTACAAACAGTGAAGAGAAAGTTAATTTTGAAATCAATGGCACGGATCTTCTCCTCAGGGACTTAAACATCTATTGTACAACAAAAGCAAATCAACGTTCTATATTAGAACAGATGAAGCAAATGGTTGTAGGTAACAACACTACAGGAGCAACTATCTTTGACTTAGGTAATATTATGCAGACAGAATCTCTTGCTGAACTAAACAACATCTTGAAAGCTACAGAGCGTAAAGCTAATCAGCAACGTCAAGAGCAAATGCAGCATGAACAACAAATGCAAGAACAAGCTCAGCAAACAGCTCTTCAACAAAAACAAATGGAGATTGATGCAGAAATGCGTAAAGAAGAAATGCGTAACAGAACAACTCTTCTTGCAGCTGAAATCAAATCTGCAGGTTATGGTGCTATGCAAGACATTAATCAGAACATGCAGTCTGACTATGCTGATGCTATGGATAAAATTAAAGAGACTAATGAGTTTCAACAAGTGATGAGCTTTGATCAACAGAAAGAGGGAACTAAGGTTAACTTAGCCCGTGAGAAGAACAATATAGCCAAAGAAAAAATACAAGCTCAAATGACCATGAAGCAGATGGATTTAAACATAGCCCGTGAGAACAAGAACCGTTTTGATGTGTCAAAGAAGAATCCACCAAAAAAGAAAAAATAAAACTAGCGTTATAATGCAGAAAATTTTATATGCGTTTTAAAATAAAGCAAATTTTTAAAGTTTATTTGCATAATTTTGTTATATTAAGTATAGAGTCAGTCAATTAAAACCAACCAACAACAAAAAACCATGAGTGAAAACAAAGAAACAACAAGTGTTGAAACAGTAGACATGGATCTTGATCAGATCTTAAACATTGGTGACAGTGTCATGCTACCGTCAACAGGTTCTGCAGAACCCGCTAAACCATCATTGTTTAGCAGAAAAGCAGAAGACCTATCGTTCCTTGACAAGCCTGAAAAAATTGAACCTGCAAAAGCAGAGTCTACAGAACCAGGAAAATCAGAAACAGCAGCAGCAGCTGCACCTTCAGTTTCTAAAGAAGAAGTTGATGATCTTATCAACATGACAGCTGAAGAAGATGAGACTAAAAAAACAGGAAGACCAACACTTCAAAAAGAAGGCTTGGTTGAACTTACAAATAAACTCATTGAGAAAAAATTAATCATCCCTTTTGATGATGATAAACCAATTGACAAGTACACCTTGCAAGACTTTGAAGAATTAATAGAGGCTAACTTCTCAGAAAAAGAAAAAAATCTTGGCAGTGAAGTTACTCAGCAATTCTTTCAAGCTTTACCTGATGAATTCCAATTTGCATACAAGTACATCAATGACGGAGGAACAGACCTTAAAGGTTTATTCAGAACTCTAGCTCAAGTTGAGGAAGTACGTCAAATGGATCCTAGTAATGAAGGTGATGCAAAACACATTGTACGTAGTTACTTACAAGCTACAAACTTTGGTACACCAGAAGAAATAGAAGAAGAGATTGTAGCTTGGGAAGACAGAGGTGAAATTGAAGCAAAAGCGGGTAAGTTTAAACCTAAGTTAGATGCAATGACTGAACGTCAAGTTGCATACAAACTACAACAACAAGAAGCTTTACGCCGTCAACAAGCTGAACAAGCTCAACACTATATGGACAGTGTTTATAAAATACTTGAGCCAGGTGATTTAAACGGTATAAAACTAGACAGAAAAACACAAAACCTTCTCTTCACCGGACTTACTCAAGTTAACTATCCTTCTGTTTCTGGAAGACCTACTAACTTATTAGGTCATCTACTAGAGAAGTATCAGTACGTAGAACCTAATCATAGTTTACTTTCTGAAGCACTTTGGTTACTTGCTGACCCAGATGGTTACAAGTCTAAAGTACGTGAGAACAACAAGAAAGAAGTAGTAGCTGAAACAGTACGTAAACTGAAGTCTGAAGAGAAAAACAAAATAGCATCTTACACACCGGATGATGAAGCACCTGCTAAAACAGGACCAAGAATTTCTCGTCCAAGTACAAGTGGATTTTTTAAACGCTAAACCTTAAAACAACATAACAATGAAATCAAAAAAAACAACTAAAATGTCAAAAGGCCCTGTAGGCACAGGAGGAATGAAACCTTCAAATACTCCACCTAAAGGCGCGGTTCCTAGCACACCTAAAAAGAAAATGGGCGGAGCCACAAAAAAGTAAACCCTTAAATTAATATAAACCCTAAAACAAAAAAAAAGAAATGAGCACTCCAGTATTAAACAATGGCCTCTTCTTACGTGACACGCAGTACGCTGCAAGTTCTCACGTAGACTCATATCACTTAGTGAATATGTTGAAAGACGCTGAACCGATGGACATGGGTCCAGTAGACATTTGGGCAATGACCCAAAAAGTTGAAATGCCTTTGTACCAATTATCATCTTTTGGTGGTAAAAACATCATCATGGTAGACAACGCCCGTGGTGAATACAAATGGCAAACTCCTGTATCTCAGGACTTAGCTTACATTATGGAAGATATTGAACCAGGCAATGCTTTTAAAGGTATTGACGGTACAACTTTCAAAATCAAAATCAACCGTAGAGAATTTGGTCATGGTGATATCATCACTTATGATAAGTTCAACGGAGCTGAATTGTACATCACTGCAGATGACATCTTACCTTTAGGTGATGGTTTCATTTACACTGTACAGTTAGTAAACAATGACAGTTATAAGTTCTTGGATAACAAGTACTTAGTACCACAAACTAAAGTGTTCCGTAAAGGTTCTGCTAGAGGTGAGTACGGTGAGAGATTCTCTGACATCCAAACTCGTGCTGGTTTCCGTGAATTCTACAACTTCGTAGGAGGAGCAGAAGCACATGTTCATTATTCAATCAGCTCTCGTGCTGACATGATGATCAAAGGTGGCATGAATGCAGATGGTACAGTTCCTGTAACTGAAATCTGGAGAAACTTTGACAAGTCAATGGATCCTGCAATCACTAAGATTGAAGACATTGCTTCTAGAATGGGTAAAGATTACTTGAAGCGTGCTGTTGGAAACGGTACACTTACTCGTACTTTCTTAACTACTATGGAAGCTGCTCACTTGACTAAGATTGCTACAGACATCGAGACCTACTTAATGTGGGGACATGGTGGACGTGTTAAGCAAGATGGTCCAGATGATATGCGTTTATCAGTGGGTCTTTGGAAACAATTAGACAACTCATTCAAGCGTGTTTACAACAAGTCTAACTTCAACTTAGAATTGTTCCGCGGTGAGATCTACAACTTCTACGCTGGTCGTGTGGAATTCCAAGGTCCAGATCCTAAGCGTCAAATCATTGTTCAAACAGGTATGGGTGGTATGAGATTAGTAAATGAGGCTATCAAGCGTGAAGCTGTTAACTCAGGTTTAGTAATCCAAGCTGCTAGCAACAATGGTATCGGTGCTATCTCTGGTCAAGGTATGGACTTAAACTTTGGATTTGCATTCACTTCATACGTTATTCCATTCTTGGCTAACGTGAAGTTTGTGTTAAACCCAGCGTTTGATAACTTACATACAAATGACATTGAGAACCCAATCATTGATGGTAATCCTTTATCATCTTATAGCTTCATCATTTTTGATATCACTGATACCGGAAATGACAACATCTACATGTTGAAGTTATCTTGGGATAATCAATTAAAATGGTGGTATCAAAATGGTACTATGGACTACATGGGAAGAACTCAAGGGTTCCAATCATCTGGTCAGTTCAATGGATACCGTGTGATGATGACTCAAACAATGCCAGCTATCTGGGTAAAAGATCCTACCAAGGTTCTTAAGATTGTTATGAGAAACCCAATCACTGGTGGATCATTCTAATACTTGTGCCTGAGAAGGAGGTCTCTCATACTTTCCTCCTTCTCACTAAGGCACTTTTCCCCGGGGATGCGTTCACATCAGAGCTCGCAACTCTGCCCGGGATCAATGCAGAAATGCAGTAAACCAACAATATAAACCAACAAAAAACAAAAAAATGAGTGTAACAATTGTGTCTACCCCGTATGACGTAAAAAGCGGGAACATATCAGTGAAGCCTTACTTTGATCCTAATGTGAGTAACTTGGGTTTAGAGAAGTATGGCATATCATTATATGACGGAGTATTTCATCAAGAGCAATTAGCTTGTATTGAAAGAAACGGGATTAAACGTTATTTGACAGGATTAAATGAGTTTGCTCCAGAAGTAAAGCTTATAAATGATCCAGAAGTGAGAGAAGCAAAAACTAAAGAAATCCGCACAGTAGTAGCACAACTTGAAAGAGAACTTGCTGCAAATGTTGTAGACCCTAATGATCCTGAATTCTGGAACAAAGTAAAACTTTTACGTCATGACAATGATGAGTTCTGGAATGAAATTACAATGCGTTGTGGTAATGAGCCTGTAGCTTTAGATCCTGCTAAGGATCCTTATGACTTAATCAAGTTATATGCAATAGAAGCAAACGGGTTTGCTATGATTGCTCCTTCTTTTGAAGCTGCACGTAGCCGCAATGTGGCACCTAAGTTTTACTTAGACAAATACATTGACACTGTGTCTACCAAGACAGAAGTTAAGAAAATCAAAAACAGAGCTATCTCTGAACTTGACAAGTTGTTTAACAAGAACCAAAACAAGTTGTTCTATATTGCAAAAGTTGTTGACGGTAACAGTGTACAGTATAAGAAGAAAACTCCTAATGATGTGATTTATGACAACATGGATCGTTACATCAATGGTGATGGCATAGAGAAGAATTTGAAGAGAGCTGCAGAATCTTTCTTAAATGCAGTAGAGCTAGACATGGAAACCTTAAAAATAAAGGCCATGGTAAAAGACTCTACCTTCTACAAAATAATATCTGCAAAACCAGATGGTTTTATATACCACACAGACACATCTTCTCAAATGGGAAGAAACGCAGCTGAGTGTGTAGAGTTCTTAAAAAACCCTCTGCAAGAATCAATCCTAGTGGACATAACCAAGAAGCTAGAAAAACATTGGAATCAATAACTTAAAACATATATACAATGGCTGGAACAATGAAAACCCAAAACAAATTTCCTGAGGTTGTTACAAACCCAACAAGGTACACAGGAGGCAAGAATGCTTCTCCAGTGGTAGTTACTAACCCAACTCGTTACACAGGCGGATTAAACAAAGCTGCATGTGACGTGCCAACTGGAAAGTTGAAGAAGTAATGGCTAAAAAGAATTGGATAAAGGATGCAGTTAACCCTAAACATAAGGGTTACTGCACCCCCATGACTAAGCCTACTTGTACTCCAAAACGTAAAGCATTAGCTAGAACTTTTAAAGCAATGGCTAAGAAAAAATAGTTATGGCAAAAACAGTATCACAAGCTTCCAAAGTAGTATTTGGAAAACGCAAGGTGGGTAAACTTGCAAAGCGCAATGGACCCAAAGAAAAACATGTTAAAAAATATAAAGGCCAAGGCCGTTAAAAGTATGAAAAAAGTAATGAAAAAAAGCAAAGGTGGTTCAATCACCAAGACAGAAGGTAAAACTACCTCTGGTGTAACTAGCAATTATGAAAAATACAAAGCTCCTAAGGCATCAACAGGTCCAGCACCTGCTATGAAAAAAGGTGGTATTGTAAAAGCTAAAAAGAAAAAGTAATGGCTAAACCAGGATTATATGCAAACATTCACGCTAAGAAAGCTCGCATAGCTGCAGGCTCTGGTGAGAAGATGCGTAAGCCCGGATCTAAAGGTGCTCCTACTAAACAAGCATTTGTTAATTCAGCTAAAACAGCAAAGAAGAAATAATATGTCAAAAGAAGAGGAGAATCACAAATATGATCTAGTCATATACAACGGCAGAGTCAAAGTATATGTAGATGGTTATGTAATGTTCACCTTTAATCAGATAGACTTTAAGGGTTACTACTCTTACAAAGATGACACAGATTTATATGGCATTGATGTTTACTTGATGAATGAAAAAGGTGGAGCAACTACAATGGAGATATACTTTAAGACAAAACACAATTGGTTAAACATACTTAAACTACTAGACAGCAAATTATAAATAGCAAAAAATACAATGAAAAAACCTGTTAAAAAACTACCTAAAGCACAAGACGGTAAAATACAGTTGAATGCTAATAAAATGTCTAAAGGTGTAAAAGACGGTATTGAGTTTCTTCAAAAAGGCAAAGAACAAGATTATGAAAAGTTTGGTTCTATACTTAGTAAACTTAATAAAGCACAACAAGACAGTGTATCAAAGTTTCAAAAAGCTAAACTTGTTTATAAAAAAGTTGGAGGATCTGTAAAAACTAAAAGAAAGTAACATGGCAAAGTCACCAGCATGGCAAAGAAAAGAAGGTAAGGCTCCTAGTGGAGGTCTTAATGCTAAAGGCAGAGCTTCTTATAATAGAGAAACTGGAGGAAACTTAAAAGCTCCTCAACCTGAAGGTGGATCAAGAAGAGATTCTTTTTGTGCACGCATGAAGGGAATGAAGAAAAAATTAACAAGTGCAAAAACGGCTAATGATCCTGATAGCAGAATCAATAAGTCATTACGTAAGTGGAAATGCTAAACTCAACTATACTCATAAAAGTAAGACAAAGGCTAAACAAGCTAGCTAGTAATGATTATGACAATATTCAAGACTGGCAAGTTGTAGAAGCTTTTAATAAAGGCCAGGTTGACTGGTGCCGTAGAAACCTTCATGGCTTAAATGTCAAACAAGAAGGAGATGAGCAATCAACCCGCCGTATAGATGACTTACAAGTTTTGCTTACAACAACACCTATGTTGATGGTTGACAAAAAGGACTACTATGAAACTCTGTCTATTCCCTCTGATTATCTTCAGTGGAAGAGAATATCCACAAAAGCTAAAACAGATTGCTGCGGATCTAGAAGAATGATAGTTTACCTAGCTGAACAAGCAAACGTAGATGAACTTCTTAGAGACAAAAACAAGAATCCAAACTTTGAATGGGGTGAAACTTTTGCTACTTTTAAAGACAATAAAGTTCAGATTTATACAAACAACAAATTTGAAATTGTAGAACCTGAGCTCATATATTACAGACAACCAGCTGGTATTCAAATAGCAGGAGTTACAGATCCTTACACAGGAGTTATTCCTTCTACTGACGTACAATCTGAGTTTAAAGATGACTTAGTAGAACTCTTTGTAGATGAATGCGCTAAGATTATTGCCGGTGATATAGAGTCACAATTACAAATGCAAAGACAACAACAAGTAGTAGAAAACAATAATTAAACATAATGGAAAACACTAGATTTTTAAAAAGAGAACCTGAAACTACAAAAACAATTAGTAGACCAAAACCTGAACCTGTAAAAGCTAACCCTGCACCAGATACTGGAGTAGGAGGAAGTTCACTAGATACTATGGTTGCAGCTTGTAGTTCTGAACTTATGAATGCTGCAGTTAGTTTCCACAAACTACACCTTAAAATAAAAGGTGACGGATCATATGCTGCCCACAAAGCTTTGAATAAATTTTATGATGGCTTACATGGGCATGCTGATACTTTGATTGAAGGGTATCAAGGAGCTGCAGAAAAACTATTAAGTTATAAAGAAACCACTCCTAGAATACTAGACACAGTTTCAGATGCTGTAGGTTATTTAAGAGATTTGTCAGCTATTATCACAAAACTACAAGGAATGCTGCCTTACTCAGAAATTGTTAACAACTTGGATTTGGTAAAAGACTCTATCAACTCAACCAAGTACAAATTAATCTTTTTAAAATAATTGAGAAAAATTTTGCAATTTGAATAAAATTGCTTATATTAAAGTATATTTTTGTAAAACCCTAAAAAAAAAGAAAACATGGCCTATTTTAATCACGCCTTTAACAAAGTGTTCTTGGGAACACAGGAATCAGGATCTGGTGCCGGACAAAACCCAAACCCAAACTTGACTGACGGTTTTTTAACCTTAGCAGGTGTTCAATCAGTAGAATTAGGTAAGACTAGTTCAACCGCTGCAAACAATTACGGAGTAGGAAGCTACGGCTTTTTCGTAAATGACCCAGCAAGTGGTTTGATCTCAGTTGATACAACCTACTTCAACTACAACACTTGTTGCCCACTAATCTTAGCTTCAGCTTCATTGTTGAGCAAAGATCAGTTAAACAGATACACTGGTGGCTACAAGGAATCAAACAAGTCAAAGTTAATCAACCCTAAGTATATCCAAAAGGTATACCGTGTTGACAGCTGCGTTCCTCAACAATCTGTAATTTCAATTGGAACTACACCTCAAACAATTATCCCAAGTTTACCTGTTGATAATTTCCAGAGTGGTACTGTACAAGCAAATTGTTGCTACAACTTCTTATGTGGTGAAACTTACTACTTAAGAATTGACATCAAAGGTTCTCCTGCATTGCGTTTCTTAAACCACAATGCTTACCAAACACTTTCTGCTTACACAGGATGCTGTACTGGTCCAACTCCAACTAACGTAGACCCTACATTAGTATACATTGAGTGGGCTAAAGCATTAGTTTTAAACAACTACTTAAAAGACTTAGTTGCTCCTGTAGTTTATGACTACACTCAAGTAGCATGGTATGCTCCAGGAACTACTGTAACTTATGATGGTACTAACACTACAGTAACTCCAGCTGAATGGTGGGATAATTACTCAGCATCTGCTCAAGCTCTTGCTTGGACTCCAAGTGTAGCTGGTGCTTGTGAAGCTGGTATGCGTTTATTTGGTGCTTATGTAGAGACTAAGTTTGGTAACTGTTCTTTCCAAGTTACTGACTTCTTTGAAAAAGAGCCAGTACGTTTATATGCTTCATTAGTTGACTACAACGGTGATCCATGTGTATTTGAAGGACTTTGTGTATACAACGATTGTCGTGGTATTCAAGGTATGGGCTTTGGTGAGCAAGTTGTTCGTGACTTGATCTTATCAGAGAGATACTTGCAAAACTTCTTCCACACTGATATTCGTATCAGGGAAATCACTCAAGGAAATGAAATCCTTGACAGTGTTGACCGTAATGCATTGTACACAAGATATTACATCTTACACAGTGTACCACGTTTCAACAACCCAACTGGAACTTTTGACAATGACCGCTACATGTTAGAGATCATTTCAAAAGGAACTAACGTAGACTTAGAGACTTTCTTAACCGCTTGGTTAACAAACTGTCCTAACTGTGTTGAGTTAGAAACTGAAGATTGTACTCGTTGTTGTATAGTTACTGATGGCGGAGTAGTTCCAACTCCTCCTTGCTAATCAGCAACTTCATTTTAAAATTAATAAGGGAGAGAGAATATGTTTCTCCTCCCTTTTTTTTCTTTAATTCAAATTACAAACAATAAAATGGCACAACATGTATTAAGTCTAGAAGCCCCGGATACACTAAACAGGTGTATACTAAGAGTTATAGATACAAGCGTTTACAATGATCAGATTCCTGTAATCTGTCCTCTTCTACAAATAACATTGCCAGGTTTTAGCACACCAGCTCAAATTACTGAGCCACAACTACAACCAGGATTTAGTCTTAATCTTACTGCTTGTGATCTTGGTGTACAAAGTGCTGGATGTGGCTCTAATTACAATGAGCTTCCTGATGGTATCTACATTATAAAATACAGCGTATCTCCTAATGAGATTGTATATGCTGAATATAATCACTTGCGTATTACTAAAGCTTTGAATAAAGTAGAAGGGATTTATTGTGATCTTGACCTTGGTACTTGTGAGCCGCCTCAAACATTACTTGATAAATTAAACAAAATCAGGCTGATACAACAATATTTAAAAGCTGCAAAAGCCATGGTAGAAACTTGCCATCAACCAAAAAAAGGCATGGACCTATATGGATACGCTACAAAGCTTTTGGATAAAATGACTTGTTCAACCTGTAGAAATTATTAAACCAACAAAAACAAAAAAAGTATGGGAATCAAATGTCCAAATTGCAGTACAACTCTAGGCTGTGGTTGTCAAAAAAGAACAGCGCGTAATGGTGCACAAGTATGTGCTAAATGCATTGCTTCATATGAAGCTCAATTGCCATCTAATCCATCAATACCAAAACCAACAACAACAAATTTGTTTCAGGCTAAAA